TAAACGAAAGGAAACTTCATGCCTTCGATGGCTTCCATGACCGTCAAAAAAGCAGACGGTACCACTGACATCGTGTACGACTCCATTACTGCATCCGGGGGCGAAAGCTCACCCGCGGTGTGGAGACAAGACACTGGTGCAGTGGCGGGACTTCCCGTTGGACTTCGTTCCCTCTTCAAGCTGCAAAGTAAGTGGAATGGTCCGAAGACGGCGCGGCAGTTGAGTTTTGAATTCAACCAGCCGTATTCCGTCCAGGACAGTACCACTACGCTTTACAGCGCGAAGGACCGTGTCGTGATGACCGGTGTGATCACACTTCCCCAGGGAATCCCCTCCGCAAACCTTAATGAGGTTGTGCAAGGGCTGAACCTGTTGGCCAATGCGCTGGTAAAATCCAGTGCACAAGCCGGCTACGCTCCTACCTAATACGAGGAGCTGACCGATGTGTGATTACTCGCTGAACACTTCTTCGCGGGTGCTCTTGCCTTTTTTGGAAGAGCTAGGGACAGCTAGAGCATTATCCGTAGCTATTTTGCTGCGTTATAATGATTTAGCTGGGGTTATGTCCCTCATGACTGACCCACGCCACTACGTGAACGCTGAAAGCTACTTCCGTGATCGACAAGCCACGGACCTCCTTCGGAAGGTCCAAGGGCTATCGATTGCGGGGGTAGATCGCAAGAAAGCTGCTTTCAAAAAGTGGCTGGATGGCGAATTCCAGTGTTACCGGACCAATGAACGACTTGCCAAATTCAATTACGGTGGATTCCTCCAACCGTCGGATTTGGCGATTTTGCGGTTTCTCCGCAAAGTTGCAAAAACAATTCGCGAATGGATCGGACCATGCCCTCCTTGTCTCGATAAGATTCAAGGGAGGTTTGGACCTGGTGCTACGTTCTCCGACCGTGGACGTCTGACGACAGTCCCAGATAAAATGACGTCAGTACCCACCCTCACTCATGGTGCTATGTGGTATATTCTGCCATATCTCCAGTCTTACTGGGGCCGAAGCAATTCGGAACACCATGGACAAGTGTCCTGGGTTAGGGGCAATCGCTACCTAACCGTACCAAAAACTGCGCTAATTGATCGTTCGATTGCGGTTGAACCCGCAATCAACGTATTCTATCAGCTTGGTTTAGGTCGATCCATCCGCCAAAGGTTAGCAACCAATGCGGGTTGGGTCTTGGAAGATGCACAGGAAATCCATCGCCGAAAGGCTAAAGATTCTAGTGTGTCACGCGCGTTCTGTACGCTCGACTTGTCAAATGCTAGCGATACCGTCAGTTTAGAGCTTGTGAGGCTCTTGCTGCCTGCCAAATGGTTCGACGAGCTTTATGCTCTTAGATCCCCTCGTACCCTTGTGGGGAAGAGGTGGCATGTGCTGGAAAAATTCTCCAGCATGGGTAACGGCTATACCTTCGAGCTTGAAACAGTGATATTTGCCGCTCTTATGTCAGTTTTACTGACAGAGAGTGGTCATCATGGTGTGTTGGGTGATGATATGTTTGTCTATGGAGACGACATTATTATTCCTGACTGCCTCAAGCGAGAAGCGGAAGCCGTGCTGTGTTTCTGCGGATTCACCTTAAATAAGGAGAAATCATTCTCAGGTTCTATCGGGTTTCGAGAATCGTGCGGTGGAGACTTCTTTGAAGGCTCCGATGTACGACCTTTTTACCTTAAGGAACTGAAAAATGACCCGCGTGAAATTGTCCCAGACTGCAACGGTATCAGGAGATCCCTCAAGAAGTTGGCTGCCATTACTGGCAGCAATCATCTTGGGCCTCTTGATACTTGGTTGGATTTACTTCCAGCCGAATTCAGACGTTGCAGGGGTCCCGAGCAACTCGGTGACATTGTCCTTCACATTGACGAAAGCCAATGGAAGTTCAAATGGGCTAACGGCATCAGATACTTCCGAGCCATCAAAGTAATTCCAGGCAAACTTGCCTGGGATCACTGGCGTGGCGAGGTCGTATTAGCTAGTGCGCTTTATGGAGCAGGTGACGGTCTCATGGGTATTACACCCCGGGATCCTCCTTTGCGATATAAAGTGTCATGGGTACCTTTTTCTTAATCCTATCGGAACAAGAAGAAGGATCTAAGGGAAAC